TAACTTAGATACTTTATCCCAAACATAGTACATGTCATCTAGAGGAGCAAGGAATGGTTCTCCTCCATGAAATGTAATATTACCACCATTAAAAGTTGGGCATTCCTCGTGGAGTCGTTCAAACCACTCTACAGTATTCTGGGGATTAAAGTATATCTTCTTGCCGTTGACACCATTAGTAAAACAGTGTTGGCAATTTAATTGGCAAGTCTCAGTGGTCTTAAGATAGACCACTAAGTCTTTTGGGATTAGTATATCTGAAAGAGATACATTTGTCTTATGAAAGACGATTGGTTGAGATGTCATAAAGCATTATAAAATCACACATTCAACAAGTTTTACATTAGGATCTAAATTAGTTTCAAGAGCAATGGCAAAACTATTTGGATGATCTCCAGCAATGGCACGACCATCTTGATTTGCAACAAGAGGTTGTCCTTTGTTGATCGGACCAGCAACTTTAACTGGAACACGACCACGAAGTGCCAATGCCTGTCCTTCTGCTTCATCATTCATAATAAATGCAGGTTTGGCAGAAACAACACCAAGAACTCTTTGAGCATATTTAAAAGAAGCAGTACCTTCTGCAGAAGAGTCTAACGATACTGTAATAACAGTTCCTGTTTCATATTCTTGATCAGTTGTATATCTTTCTGCCAAGTCAGCGTAGCGAGCAGAAGTGCTCGTACCGTAAATAACAGCGAATCTATTTGCAGATTGTCCGATATCACCAGAACCATTAGTTCCAGTCTTAACGATATAGTCTACAGATGGAGTTAAAGAACCAGTGATAACAGGATTACCAGATACACCATTACCATTACTAACAGAAATATTAGTACCAGCAGTTATAGTTCGTTCAGTAACAGAAGCAGAACCAAGACGCACATAAAAACCAGTAGCAGATGTAGCACCAGCGATGGCAGTTAATTCATTCGAGAATGGTTGTACATCCGTACCAATAACTAAACCAAGATTTGTTCTTGCCGATGCAGCATCGCCTGCACCAGTACCACCACTGCCTACACCCAAAGTTATTCCTGTAATCGATCCACCAGTAATAGCAACACTACTCGCAGCTTGCGTAGCCATAGTTCCTAATCCAAGATTAGTTCTTGCTGTAGCTTGAGTATTGGCACCAGTACCCCCATTACCAATTGCAACAACACTACTAACATTGGTTGCATTACCAGTAACTGTACCAGTTAAATTACCTATAACATTACCTGTTACATTACCAGTTAAATCGGCAGTAATGGTAGTTGCAGAAAAATTACCAGATGTATCACGAGCAACTACTGTCGATGTGCTTGATACATGAGTTGTCGATGCATTTAAACCATCTAGTAAATCAGCGTCTAAACCAGAACCAACTCCATCAACTGTTTTAATTTTAGTGAGAACATCTGCTGCAGTATAGGTTGAAGATGCTAGTTTAGTTCCAACTTCATTATTTAAATTGTTGATGTTAGCATCTGCTTCTGCAATCGTTAGTGGACTGCCCTTGCCTGATCGAAGTACGATTGTTGCCATTATTCTTTACCCTTAATAAGCATTGTGAGCATTTGTTTTATCTCATCTAAATCTGATTCAATTTTTTCTATTTTATCAGAGTTTTGTTTAATTTGTTGATGTAATTCTTTACTAGAGTTTTTTCTTTGTAAATAATTTTCATAATCGGTTCTATTTGTATTTATTACTGCACCACTTGACATGTCTCTTAAAAGACCATCCTTGTTTTGTATTTTAACAAAACCTTTCATCATGCGCAGGCAATCACACGAAGATCTTTAATTCTAGGCACTTGAGAACTGTTAGATGATTTCATAACAATTTTAAGTTGTACTGCATCAAAGGCATTTAAATTATCCAAAGAATAAGAAGCATCATAAAATTCTTCTGCTTGATTTGAAGAAGTTGGAATAGCCGATGTTATTGTTGCTTGGCTGTAAGATTTATTTGCAAATGATGTAGTAGAACCAACTTCATTAGTTTTATACCAAACTTCAATTGATGCTTCAGCAGGAAGATTAGCAGCAAAATTAATTCTTAAGAAATTAGATGGATTTGCAAGATTAACTTTCTTAGTAACATACTTGCTAAATGTAGAACTTTCTGATGGAGCGAGTTCAGAAACAAATCTTTCTCTTTGAGTTAATGTTGCATTACCAGTAATTGCATCTGGAGCAGAATCAAACGTAATAGAAGTTCCATCAGCAGCAACCGCTGTAATTAACTTAGTGCTAGTACCAGAACTTGCGCCAGCAATAGTTAAAAACTTACCCACAGTGGCAGTTTTAAATGCAGCTTGTTGTGTTGATGTGGTAATAGTGCTACCAGAAATAGTTACACCAGTGGCATTACTTAATAATATATTGTAATCTAAAGAAGCGACATTTAAATTAGTTTCTGATGGATTATTAACTTTGTTTCCAATAGCAATTAAACTTAGTCTATGTGTATCTATGATAGGAGATAATGCATTATTTGTAGTGCTCATCTTAATATTAAAAATAACTGATTTAACACCTTCACCAGCCGAAACAGCATTTCCATTAGGTGCAATTCGTTCCTCATTTTGTTCAGAAGCAATCATTTTTGGATATTCAAAATAATTAGTTTCGTTTGCCAATACATCAATATAAGCAGGATCTATTGTATAAGCTGTTTGTGTAATAGAATCAACAGATTTTCCCTTTCTTCCTTTGAATCTAAATCTAACTGGAGTATCAGAGAACGATTGTAGTTGAACCATTGGTTGAATTGCGTCATATTGAATGTGTCTAGTTGCTTTCACAAGAGAACCACCACTGTATCCAGTTGAAGTTGCATTTGAAGCAAGAGTAATACAATAACTATCTAAATCAACGTCACTAATTGTATGTGTAGTATTAAATTGCGCAAAAGGAATACCATTAACATCAGCAGAAACACCACTAATAGTTACATAAGAATCAGATGGAATTCCATGATTTGTATGATATACACGAACTTTTGCAACACCAACTCTAGTCTCAAATGGTGCTGGTTCTAATCTAACTAAGCTAAGAGCATCATTATTAAATTCAACATTAGATTCTGCATTAGTTAAAAACTCACAACGATAAATTGTAAACTTTAAATCTTGAGTTTGATCTGCAGACCAAGTAGAAGCATTTTGTGATTTGAATAATGAACCAAGGTATGGTTGCTCAGAAATAGTACGAGAAGTTCCTGGCATCAAATCACCAACTTGAGAAATCCAAACTTTATAATTATTTGAATCTGATCCTAAAACAATAGCGTACTCAGCATTCTCTTGGACATAAACTGGACTAGGGAATGTAAAGGTTGTGGGTTTATCGTACTTAGCAACAGTCACATCATCTAATAAAACTGTATTATACACAGTTGTATCAATGACAGCACCAGCAACAGGTGCGTCAACTTGTTCTGGTTTTAAAGTTATACGAGAAAACGCAAGAACTCTTTTTCCAGGATATCCATTAACTACTTCACGAATTTCTAGTGTAACTGGAACTGCCACATCTTTAGTAGCAAAGAATATATCAATTTTAGATAAGAAGCAACCACCCTTCTGTTCAATCAAGAATGTTTGTGCAAGAGGATCCCACCAACCAGTATCAGCAACAACTCGTTCTGATGTTTGAGTAATAACTTGATTATCTTCAAGTGGTTCTTGTGCCAACTCTGCATTTCTAACGGCATGAACTGTTCTTTGCTTAGTTTCGAGAATACCTTCTGCATGATAATTTGCTCTCGCACGTGAAGTGAACTCACCATTTGCAGTAGTAACATCAACTAATTTAAGTTCACGACTACCACAACGGAATCTTAATGCTTCTGTGTTTGGAATATTAAACAATAATTGAACATCACCATTAAAGTTTGAAATTAAAGTTCCACCAAGTGCTTTAGTGGTAACTGTTCCAACAGTTCCAGTAGCATCTACAGCATATCCTAAAGTATCTGATGCAGTAATTGTTTCACTGGTAGAGAATTGTGTAGTTATTGTGGTTGAAGCAATAGTTCCATGTGATACACTAAGTGTGTATGTTCCATTCCCACCAGTTCCAGTTCCAAGAGCACTAATAGTAGTACCAGCTGTAATACCAGCGCCACTAATAATGGTACCAACGGCAAGTGTTCCAGAAGTTGCAGTGACTGTTAATGTAGTTCCAGAAATAGATCCTGTTAATGTTATTCCTTTAATATTTACCACATATAATGCAAATGTTCCGTCATCAAGATTATATTCTTTTCCAACAATAACTGCAGTTGCACCAGATGTGGCGCCAGTAATAAAGTCACCACGATTTAAACATACTTGAGAATCACCATCAATTCTTCTGGCAGAAACAGTAGCACTAGATCCAACATTTGTTTCTATATCAAATTTGTTATGTGTTATTAGTTTTGCTGCAATACCTGTGCCAGTTGGGGTATATATTATTTTAGATGCTGGAGTTACATAAGCAGAAATATCAATACCATCAAAGAATGGATAGAAACGAGTATTTGGTTTTAACTTTTGAATCTGAATAAGAATATTTCTTGAACGAATATAAGGAATTACCGCAGTAGAAAGAACACGATCTCCAACTACTTGTCTATCAATTTTTTCAATAAGAGTAGTTTTAATACCTGTTCTTTTTTGTCCAATTTGAGTAGCACTTTGTTCTACAGTAACTTGACGAGCATTGTTGTGATCAGATGAACCACCAAAACGAGCATTCATTTCACCAACAGAAATACGGACATTACCAAAACCAGACGCCCAGTTATCACCAGCAGTATATACTACACGACCAGTGTTAATAGGTGCGCCAGTCCATTGAGTTTGCCAAGCATTCCAAACAGAACCAAGAACACCTGCCTTTTCAGCTAAATTTTTAATTGTATTAAAATTACCTTCAATATCAATAACTAAATCTGGGCGTCGATCTATTTCAAACCAATCATCCGAAGAAGGATTAATTCTCACATCACCAAGGAATGTAAATACTGCAAACGGATTAATGTTTTCTAAACGAGAAGCATAGGGTTGAGTGATAAGAGGAAGATCAGCAACAACTGGTAATGTAATCACATCACCGTATAATTTGTAGTTTGCTGCAGTACGTGCACTATTAGTAGAAATAGATTCAACTAAATTTATATTTTGAGTTACACAGAATGGACGAAGTTCTGCCCTTTCCATATCAATAGAATTTAAATAGTCTGGAGATGTGGTATCTCCAGTATTATGTCCTGAAAAATTGTCTACAATAAATCCATTTTTAAATCTATTCAAACCATCTGCATCGATAATATCTAAAGATTCAGTTTGTTGCTCAAGTAATGATAGCGATGTATAAAATTCTAAGTTATCAATTCGTTTTTCCAACTTGCCGATATCACGCATAGTGTATCGTTTATTGTCCATTCGATTTACTTGTACATTAGTATTTGTTGTAGCAAATGTGTATGGCTCTAATGTTAAATTATAAAGAACTAATCCAAGTGTAGGATCAAGAGGTTCGCCTGGATTTAATGATGACACTCCATTAATAGCAAAGAATTGACCACCAAAGTCTACTGCAATTTTGGTTTTTCTTGCTAGATAATATTCAAAATCAGTTCTTACATCGATACCACGTTTTGGTAGTAGTGTCACAGAAGCCCCAGTACCAGTAAATCCTGTACCAGCGTCATTAATTTTTGGTCTAAAATCAATGACGTCTCTTAAAGAAATACCTTGAAAATTAGGAATTGCTCCATATTGAATTTCTGCAGTATAAGATTCTCTAGTAAAATAATCACCAGTGCCATGAGTAAAGTAATCGTATGTTACTTGAATTGGTGCTTCTGGTGGAGCATAAGAATTTTTAAGTATTAATCTTGCTTGATCATAGTGAGTAGATCTTTGTCCGTCATCCCAAATGAATCGATCTGAAATATCAATGTTAAATGTGGCACCTGGAGATGCAAATGTTCCAGATTTCATTTTCACTGAACCTAAACGATATCCGTCTGCATGTCCAAGTAACAACTCAGTAACTTGAGCAGTGGCTTTTGTTTCAAATGCTATTGTAGCACCGAACACTGGTGTTTTTGTTTTTTGAATTAAAGTTTTGTTAACAGCTGCAATAACAAAAACATTCGTTAATCCTGCGCTGACAGCAATTGACCCACCTGTTCCAGATGGAGAAGCAGTGGCAACGACAATTGCACCACCAGATCCAGAGTTAGTGTCAATAACTGTATAATTATCTTGATCTGCAGCAGATGCATATGTTCCAGAAGTTAATGTAGGTAATGTAATTAAACCAGCAGATGCATCTGCTGTGAATGACTGGTATACAGTATAAGCCGTATCACTCACACTTTTAATTGCAAAATAAGGGAATGGAAATATTAAAGCAGTATTTTCTGGTTCTAAGAGTTGTGTTCCAACTCTGTCAATGGTAACACCAGTAACAGTTGCATTAGCATCAATAGTTAAAGAGATCTGAGAAGCAATAGCAGTCACTCTACGAAGAGCAGTGCCCAAGAAAATATAATCACCAACCTTAAGATCAGTTTGGAAAGAAGTACCAGTACCAGTCACAGTAGTTGAAGTTGATGCAGTTGCAGAACCAATTAAACGAACCAGTGTTCCAGAACCAACTGCTGTAGTACCTTCAACATCTGCGCTAAAGTTTAAATTAGCATCATTACTAGATCCAACATGAAAAACAGATTTAACATCTCTGTTAAAGTCATATCCAGCTGCCATCTCAACATTAAACAAACCTAATTTGTAGATAGCAGTTTGTGCACCAATCGTTCCATTATGATATTCCATAAGGCGAACACGAGCAGTACCAACTACAGTTCCACCAGAAGGAATCGTTCCAACTGATGATGTAACTCTGTCATAAAGACTAACTTGTGTCATAGTGCTAATTCCTGGAGCACCATTTATATTAGTTACTAAAATAAAGTTTCCAACTGTAGTAGGAATAACTGCATTGTCAACTGCAACAAAATCTCTGGCTTTTTGTATTGTTACAAATTCAGTAGATGGTTTTTCAATCTCATACCCTTGAACGTATGCTTTTCCTGGTTCCAGACCAATTGCTAATTGTGCTTCGTTAGCTTCTTGTGTGGCTTGACTTTCTGAAGTACTTGGAGTATAAACACCACGATTATAATATGGTCTTTCATTATATTCCCATTGAATACCTGATGTACCAACACCCTCAACAGCAGCATCGTTGACAAGACCAGCAGTATGAGTTGGTGGAGTGTTGCTAGAAGAAGTTCCATTACTTCTTGCTACATATGTATTTCCACTATTTGTTACAACATCACCATTTATATAAACATAACCTGCTACCAATGCACCACGATCATTATTTCTATATTCACGAACATCAATTTCAAAATTCTTAACTGTATAATCACCAGATTCATCATATGTTCTAGAAGCAAATTCTTTTTCAATAATAGAGTATTGTGTTGTATTAACTAATTTTTGAGTTTTGCCGCCACCAACTCTAATCAATTCAATAAAATTTGAGTCTTCTACACTGTTTAATGCTAATTTAGTTAATACAGCGTCGATATAATAACGATGTGCACCTGGAGCAGCATAATTAAATGAATTTTGTGCATTATCGTAAAGTGTTTCGTCGTCTTCAGAAGTGATAATTTCTTCAGTTGTGGCTAAACCAATTCTATAAGAAGGTTCATTTGTAAATTTATCGAGGATAATTGTTTGTTCTGGAACAAGAACAAAATGTCCTTTAATATAGTAAACACCTTGCTGAATAGTTGAAATAGATCCAGTTCCAGTAGAAGAAGATGATGCAGCTTGAACTGTGTATGTACCTGCAGCAACAACAGTTCCTGCAGAATTAGTTCCTGCAAGATTAGTTAAATTATTCGAATTAGAAAATGTTTTAGTGGTGTTGTTATCACCAGAATTTATATAACGAATGTATAATGCTGCTGGATCAGCACCAGAGGCTGTAGTAGAGTGAATAACTTGGGCTTGAACACCAGCTGAGTTTTCAACAATTAAACCAACGAGGTTTTGAATGGCACCACTCGTTGAGGTTAATTTAACATATTTAATTTTAGTATCAATACCAATGGCACCTGGAATAACCATAGAGCCTTCTTTAAATACATGATCACCAAAACGAGAAATTTGATTTTGCAGAATAGTCTGCATCTGAGTTAACTCTCGTGCTTGGACAGCAAATCCTGGGCGATAAAGAATTCTTAAGAATCTTTTTGATTCGTTAAAATCGTCGTAATACGGTTCGGTGTTAAAATCGATGGCCATTCTTAATTCTCTTTGGTTGTTTCTAATCTATTTATGTTAGAATCTGATAACTGTTCGTAAGGTAATTGCTTCTTCGGATGAAGGAGTAAATCCAGATTTATTATCAATAAACATTAACTGACCAGAATATTTATCTATAGTTGGATTACCCACTACACTAGCAGTAAAAGTATTAGTAGCAGCGTTTGTAAAAACATCATTAACTGTAGGGATGTCATTGTCTAGTGATTGTAATAATGCACTAGTTGCAGAAGAAGCAACTACACGATATCTTCTATTAAAATTAACTCCGCCAATAGTTCTTGCTACAGTAACATTAGTATCTTTTGGGAAGTGAGTGGTATTTATTGCTGCTTGAATAATAAAACATCCAGAACCAACAGTTCCTTGAAATTTTTGATCTGAATTAAATTGATTTGGATTTTTAATAATACCCAACTGACGATAATCATTATTAACAGATACCCCCTGATTTAAGTCTGTGGATATATTGCTGTAAAATATTAATGTTCTGGCAAATAATTCGTTTGGAGCATTTTTACCATGACCACCAAATGGTGACATAATCGCTCTTAAATTAGCACCTACACCATTACCTGTTACAATAACATTAGCAAATGTATAATCTTGTCCTGGGTTTGTAATAGTAACTTTTGTTATTTTAGAACCACCACCAACACTTGTAGATAACCCACTTGATTCCACCACTGCAGTTGCACCAGTGCCATCTCCTTGAATTTGAATAGTTGCGGAACCATATCCATAACCACCAGAAATAATTTTAATAGCATTGATACTTCCAGGTACAGTTAAAAGTTCATTGTTTGCCTGAAGAGATTGAATAGTTCCAATATTGTGATCTGTAACTAACTGAGCGTTTTGACCATTTCCAGTAACTGTAATCGTTGAATTAGTATATCCAACTCCAGGATTTTCAATAATGGCACCAACAATTTGATTATTGTCTAGAACTGGAAGAAGTTTTGCGTTTGATTTTGCTGATGAAAAAGAGAATACTGCGTCAGCAGTTCCTACTCTACTTGCATCTGTAATAGTGATACTTGGTGCTACAGAATACCCAGCACCAAATCTACGAGTAACAGTTCCTGTTGCTGGTGCACCAACATAAGTTAGAGTCGCTCCGTCCGTAACTGAACCAGAAGTGTGTGATGGTGCAGTGCCAGAAGTTGTACCAGCACCAGTAACAGTGTATAATCTACCTGAAACAAAAACTTGATCATTAACTAAAACTGCAGTATTTGCTGTCCATGCAGTTCCAAATGTTACTGTTGGGTCACTGGTATAATTATCACCAGAATTAGAAACAATACAAAATACTACTGATCCGTCAATTAACTTAGAGGATGCAACAGCACCCGATCCACCACCACCAGAAAATGTTATTGCAGGAGCAGAAATATATCCAGAACCTGCACTGGTCATGGAAATTTCTCTAACTCCACCAAGTAGTGTAATACTAGAAATACTTTTGAAAGATGCTGTACCTGTTCCAGAACCCGCTCCAGTAGTAGTAAATGTTGCGCCAACAGCTGGTTGTCTAGTTATTGTGGTTGCAGATGAAACATATTGTGACGGACTAACTGTATATGTTCCATTCCCACCAGTTCCAGTTCCAAGAGCAGTAATAGTAGTGCCAGCTGTAATACCAGTTCCACTAATAGTGGCACCAACTGCAAGTGTTCCAGAAGATACCCCAGAGACTGTCAATGTAGTTCCAGCAGCACCAGCACCGTTACTAATAGTACCAGTAACTACTGCTGCAGCAGTGGCACCGATAGCAACAAAATTAGTAGTTCCAACAGAAACAATTGTATGTCTTACTCCAATACCAAACGAACCAGCTGTAACAGTTGTAGAAGTTGTGGTTGTAGTTCCTTTAACTCTAGTGCCAAGATACTTTAATGCTGCTGCATTATTTTGAACAGTTCCTCTTCTATGAGTAGGTTCACTGGCGGACATAGTTCCTGGAGTTACAACTTCGTAAAAATCAAAAACACTATTAAAAATTCTTTCTCCTAAAGAAACACTGGCATCAGAAATAAAAGCAGAAGCATTTGTAGTTGGATTTCCAAAAGTAACAGTTGGACTTGCATAACCATTACCACCAGAAGAAACTGAAACACTATTTAAAAATATTGGATCTTCTTCTCTGTATCCATCACCTGTAACTGATAGTGATGCAGTACTATAACCAGTTCCTTTGTTATTAATAATAATGCTATCCATGCTACCATTAGAATAAAATTGATTAGTAAGAGCAGAGACAACTGGCATCTGATCTGATAATAAAAATTTATTTCTTAAATTAATTGGAACATTATACATAAACTTCCATACATAACCATCTGTAGTTATGATTGGAGTAGTAGATGTTCCTGTTGGTTGTGTTGTTGATGCAGCATTGTTGTTATTATCAAGACATTTATATACATTAAAATCTTCTGTAACAACATAAAAGTTACATTCTTCAAGTTTTTGTTTACCAGAAGGTGCAATATTTACCACCGCCTGTAAAACAGCGCCAGTACCACCACCACCTGTAACAGTTACAGTCGGAACAGAAGTATATCCAGATCCTCTTGAAGTATTTGATATACCAATAGGCTCAATACCAGTAATTTTATCACTGTCTGTTACAATAGGATAAAATATAGCACCAGTTCCGCCACCACCTGTAATAGTAATAGTTGGTAGTGACGTGTAACCAGTTCCACCATTTACAATATTAATACCAAGAACCTCAGTTGAGTACTCGTCATCATACATATCGTAAACTGTACCTGTTGTCCAATTTATACGAGGAATAGCAAACGAAACATCAGATGATGTGATTGCCTTTAATGTAATAATGTCACTACGAACTGCTCTTTCATAAGCATAACTATCCACAGGATATGGCGGAGCGAGGTCATCACTCCACTGAAGTGTTTTACCAAGAAAATAGTAATAATTAGAATTTTTTTGAGTAACATCCTTAAAAATACCCTCTGCAAGACTTTTATGCAGGATAGTTTTAAGTATAGATGACGTAGTTGGCATTTTAGCAGAACCTTGAACTTAAATTAACTTACTGTCACAACCCATGTTATAGAAATAGTATCACCAGAACCTTTATTAACAGCTGAAAATACGGTACGGCAAAGCATAGTGCCAGCTGAAGCATCGTTAAAAATACCCGCCTCGGTCACTGCACCAGTTCCCTCTGTGCCAGCAAAAGTCGCTGAGTATGTAATAGCGTTATTGTTCAAAGTTTGCGAGGTGAATGTGTTACGAGTAACTCCAGTCAAAGCAGAAACTCCAGAACTGGTAAGTGATAGAGCTGTCTGTGCTGCATCAGCAGCCACTGCTCCTCCAGCACCGATAGCCATATGAGTCATTGTTGCCCCAATACCACTATTAGTCCCATGCATTTTAGCTGCAATATAGTTTTTACCAGCAGTAGTTATCACATTGGGTACTTCAAAATCTTGAGTTACGATTCCGAATTCATTAGTTTTAACGATGCGAACTTTACCAGTTGT